ACGCTCATCAGTCCAAGCAGCGATTTGAATAACAGCGTTTTCCAACGAAGTTTCATTCAAGTCTGCAGCGACTGTAGGAGTATTGCTGTTTGTACCGCCAGAAACCAAAGAGTGGCTTGTGGAGAACAAAGATTGACCATCACCACCAACATAAGTCTGGTTGAAACCGTTATTAATAACGGCAGCAGCTTTAACTTGTTTGGTGTAAGCCATTGCACGAGCTAATGCCTTTGTATAGCGAGCTGATAAAGAATCGTAGAGGTTGTCTTCGATTGCCTCTTCAGTCAAGCTAAAGCCAAGGGCGATAGTTTCGTGTGAGTAGCGAGCTGTCCATGCTTCTTGCGCATTGTCGTAACCGATGGCTTGGCCTTCGTTCTTGACTGGTGCAGCTGAAAAGCCTGACAGTTTGGTTTCTTCTTCAAAAGAACGCTCAGAAGATTCAGTTTCGTAAATCTCTTTGTGTTCTTCACCGTAGCGAGCATACTCAAGTCCGAACAATGCGTTCAGTCCAGGTAAGAGCTCTTTTAGTAGTTGTGCGCGTGAAATAGCCATTTATAAGCTCCTAATTAAACGCCAGTAGTATTGTTGTAGCTATGGAAGTTTCCGTTCCATGTTACCAATACTTCAGGATAGCCGAGGAAAGTAACTTGAGTACCAGTAGCGATTGTTACAGCTGAACTCAAGGTTACAGTTGTGCCGTTCACGTTTGTTACATATACATAGTTACCGCTATATCCACCAGTACCGCTTGGTGAACTGATTTGCATACCAGCCAGGATTGAACTGTTAGCTGCAGTTAGTGTCAAAGTTGTGCTTGAACCAGAAGTAGAAGCAGTTTGTGTGACAGCAACAACAGTATCAGGAACAACACCAACTACACGCAAAGGAGCAGCTGCTGTTACACGTACGTTACCTGTACCGTTAGATACAACACCACCAGAAACAGAGGTTAAGGAATCACCAGTAGTGGTGGAACCGCCCGCGCCTGACAATGGGTAAACGTTAGTACCGATAAATTGTGGGTTCATATAGCCATTACCTGCGGAGGTATTTGACAATGATGTTCCCTGTGAACCTACTGCTACTTTAAATACTGTGCGTGGATCATCAATTACATAAGCAATTGCGTCGTTAGCAACAGTACCTGTAGGCCAGTATTGAGCTTGAATAGGTTGATTTGTACTTGGATTAGTATAAGAACAACCTACAAAAACGCCAATTGTGCCAGCGATAGGTGTAGTTGGAGAAGATGCGCAAGAATAAGCTCCTGCGATCAATGTACCAGCGGATAGCTGGACGATTTGACCATAAAACAAGTTAGCAGCGTAGCCAGATGCAATAGGGATCATACGAGTTGATCCTGCATATGGTAAACCGCCAATCTCGTTTCTGGCTAATAGTCCGTAAGGACCAGATACTTGTGGGTATGCCATAAGAAACTCCTGATTAATTATTTACCTTTACCAAATGACACTTCAGACCTACCTTCTTTAAAGATTGGCATGCGAGCATCGCTTTGGCGCATTAAATTGTTATCTACAGCCCTTGTCTGAGCATCAGTCTGGTTTTGAACGTATTCATTACGTTGACCAATAAACTCACTAGGGGTCTTGCAAAGTAACAACCCGCCTATCTCAATGTTGTCTTTATAACGACTTTGAGGGTCGACTAGCAGTGCAAACTGTGGTTGCTCTTCAACTCTTACAGGTTCCCATCCCTCGCGCAGCTTTGAAGAAAGATTGCGGGCATCGGATTTGTCTAGTGTTGAAACGCGAATCCATCGATATGCGTATCCAGGTTGCTTATCTGGTTGAGGGAGAAGCTCAGGTTGCTGCCACTGCTTAGGGCGCTCTGCTTGGGTACGATTATCTATTTCTCTTTGTAGTCTGTTTGTTGCCATTTTTAGGCCTCCAATTTACTAAGTTCACGGGCATACTGCTCAGGGGATAAGCCAAACTTTTTAGCCAATGCCACCTGCGTTTTAGTTAACACAATCTTTTTTGAAGACGTGCTACGTTTCGCTGGAGCAACGACCGTACTTAGCTTTGTTGTACGTTGAGGTTTTTCTTCCTCTTCGTTTTTTACTTCAATGTCGTCGAATTCCTCGGGGAATCTACGTTTTACTTCTGTGTTAATACGTTTGAAATATTCATCCGTACCAACAAATGCTCTGCCAAATTTCTCTTCAAGTTCTTCATGAACAAAGACTGCATATTTGCTCATTACCTTCTTGTTTGGGTCTACATACCAAGGATTCTCAGCAACCCATTCAGCAACTTTATCATCCATTTGTGCAACCTGTTTAGGTTGCTTTGTTTGTATTTGTACATCATTTTCTGGATTTTGTACAGTAGGACGATAATTTTTTGCTCTGTCAAGTTTAAGTTGCGCCCGCATCATCTCTTCTTGAGCTTCTGCAAGTGCATCTGAATCGCCCGAATCATAAGCTTCTTTATAACTGCGCTTAGCTTTTTCTACTTCCATCTCAGCAGAACTTTGATAGGTAGAAATTAACTCTTTCTCGCCGTTATGTAGCATGCTTTTTAGACGCTTATTCTCATCTAAAATCTTTTGAGCAGCATTTAAAGCTTCTTGTTGCTCACGCAACGCAGCTTCTTTTGCACGACGCTCATCATGCCAAGCTTTCTTGTATTGTGTAAACTTATCCTTTACGTTTTTGGAATATTCCTTAGACGCATCGGCACTTTCTAGATCCTGCTTAATGTCATCAGGTAAAGGCTCTACATTCCGATCTTCTTTGGGAGTGTCGTCGACGACTTCAATACTTACTGAACCTTCGCCTTCAATCTCAATATCTAGATCTTCGGGTTTACCCTTAGTATCCTCTTCCATTTCATCAGGAAACTTAAATTCATCATCTTTTCTAGCCATGTTTTATCTCCTAGATAAATTTACGCTTGATTCCACGGGGGTCTTGAACTACAGCCTCCACGGAGTCGTCGTTAATAATGCGGAATTCACGGTCATGTATAACTAGACGTGTACCAGCATTTGGACGAACCAGAACAAAATCGCCTTGTTTACACCAAGGACCGCCTGGAAAACGGTCTTTGTCGTTATAGCAATCTGGACCCATAGAAACCACAAATAAGACTGTAGTTAAGAGTTCGTCATGCCGACGGGTCTCATCAGACTTGATAATTCCACTATCATAGGCTTCTTCTGCTTCTGGAATAGCGCAAAGTATCCGATATCCTTGTGGGATAGGGAGTTGTTTGGCTCTATCTTCTGCTTCTTTATTAAGTACTGCACTTAAATCTACTGCCTGGGACAAGTTAAGCCCCGTCTGTTGGTCACTCATCAGAGTTCTCCATTGCTTTGTTAAGGTCGATTATGTAGTTCCGTGCAGTAAGGAGACCTCTCACCTCGCCACACACTTTTTTGTACTCCTCGTAGCTTTTGCAGTTGTCATCTGCCATCGCTTCTTGAAGTTGCAAAACTTTGTCGTCAATATTCTTAATAATGACGTTAAACGCTTTATCTACTAGCATTATTTACCTTTCTTAGGTTGCTCCTTTTGTTGGTTATTAGCCATTTCTCTTTGCTGCTCATGTTGGCGTTTTGCCATTTCTTGTTGGTGTGTAAGTGTCTGAACATGTTTGGCAGCTTCTAAACCTGCCTTTTGTCCTTCTACTTTTTCTTTGGCTTGTGCAGCCATTTTGTCAGCTACCATCTTAGCGGCGGTTTGCGCACCAGCGGTCTGCTGTTGGGCTTGAATCCGTTCACGCTCGATCTGCAACTGTTGTAACTTCAGTTGTGCATCTGTCTGATCTTTAGCAGCTTTACGTTGCTGTTCTGCAGCTTTGAGTTGTAACTCTTGCTGTTGCAACTGGATCAGTGGGTCTTGTGCCTGTTGCTGGGCTTGTTGTTGTTTAGCTTCACCTTGGTGCTGTTGCAATAATTGCTGAGCAGCTTGGGCAGCCATTTGAGAGACTTTAGCTTCCATTTCTGGAGGCATATTAGTTTCTTCGTCATCTTGGTCTTTAGGCATTGGGGGTAACATCTGACCCATCTGTTGTTCCATCTGCTTGCGGTATTCCATAGCTAAATGTTCAGCTACGTGTGCAGACAACGCCGATTGGATGGTTTGCGCCATCTGCGGGTTCTGACTTACCAACTGCATGATGTGCGGATCTTGCGCCGCTGCCATGTGTACAGCAATATGAGCTTTGTGATCTTGGGTAATAAATGCTTTAACAGGTTTGCCAGTAATTAAGTTTTGGTTTTCTGTTACAGGATAACGAGGTTTCATATCTTCAGCTATAGGTACAAGCTTTTGATAATTTTTGATTCCCAACACGTCTAACATCTGACGATGCAATAGTGGCAAATCATATAGCTGCGGAGCAGTTTGGGCTAGTTGTAAAGCAGCTTGATACTGCACTACTTTTTGCGCCATAGTAGCCGCGTTGGGGTCAGAAACAGGAAGAACATAGACCATATCGTAGTCAGCTTGTTTAGCCATACGATTGCCTTCAACAGGCTCATATCCATATTCTTTTGGGGTGTAATCTCTAATAATCTCTTTAAGAAGCTTAAATTCTTGCTTCATTGCGTAGTGAATACGAGCTTGAATAGCGCTCATAGTCTTTAATGTACGTTCTAGAATTGCCAAAGTTGTTCCGACTGGAGCATTTGCGCTCATGTCAGAAGCTTGGATCTCAGCAGAACCAGCAAACTTACGCCCTTCTTCTACGATAGTTCCTAATAAACTGTATAAGACTTGACTAGGTTCCTTGTAGGGAAGAGGAAGGAGATTGTCACGCATGGTGCCACTCGGCACGTCAACATCGCGGAATTCTCCTGGACTAATGGGGGTATCGTCGCCTTTGATTCGCATGCCACGGGTCTTAAAGCCGCCTGGCAAGTTGCTAAGCGTACCTGCATCCACGAGCTGTCTGATAATAGAAGTACCAGACTTAGCAAAAGACCCGATAAGGTGAATAAGGCCAAAAGCGTAAAAACCAAAGCCTGGAATGTACGGATAATGGACAAAATGGTTTCTCTTTTGACACTTTTCATCTTCGGGTCTCCAATTTCTACGGATAGCTAATACAGTCTCCGTACCCTTTTCGATTGTTACCACGTATGGTAATGCTATGCCTGTAGGTTCACCATCTTCATCTTTATGCTCGTAACCTTCAAGGTCTAACTCTACATGCATCTCTAATAATTTAAAACGATCATCTGAAGTTGCTCTAAAGCCAAGCTTCTCAGCAATTTTCTTCTCAATCTCGTCCATGGTGTTTTCTGGTTCACCAAGATCAACGTCTCGGTAGAAACCTTCATGCTGGAGACGCTTCACATCGTTCTCCGTCTTACGCATCACATGAGTAACACGTTCAGCTGACTCTAAGCTAGAAGCTCCATAGGGGACAACAACGTCTTCTGCAGGAACGTACATGGATACTTGACGATCTAAAGCTGGGTCAAAGTAAACTTTCTTAAATGCATTACCTGCAAGTCCTAAACCCCACAGCATGCGCTCATGCTCAGGTCGGAACTCTTTCATCACGTCTGTAATCTGGTAGTTCATGTCCTGTTGGACACGCTCTGCTGCATCTTTTTTCTCGGTGGTTTCTTTACCGATAATTTGTGTCTTAACTGGACCTGCTGCTGGCATAGTCTCCATCATTGTTTCAGCTTGAAACTTCACAACTGCTTCTGCTAGGAGTGGATGGTAGACTCCGCAAGCGCCTTCCCAAGGTTCAGCACGTTCTTCAATTTTGAGGCCCAGAAGTTCTAGACCATCCACGTAGGTTTGAATCCAATCTTTGCGACTAGATATATCAGACTCAAAATCAGAAGTTAAATCACTAGCTAACATAGATAGTGCTTGGTCTGAAATCTTTTCTGCTAAATTTTCATCGAACTGATCTTGTTCTTCATCAGTTTGTTCTATTCTTAATAGTGGCTGACCGTCAATACCAATCTCTACCGCTTCTGGATCTTCAATCGTGATCTCCATTGCTGGCTCATCACCCATCTGCGCGGGATCTAATTGGTCTAAACCCATGGGGGCTTGTGATAGCGACTTGTCTATTGCCATAATCTATCCTTAATAGTACGCAGCTTTTTTGCGGTACTTATATAAAAAATCGTCTTCGGGTTCGTCATTCGGTAGACGAATAAATCCACCCTGTCTGAATCTTAACAGAGCAAGTGTAGTCGAGTCTACCAAGTCGTCGTTAACTCCGCTAGGAAAATCGTTACATTCCTCAATTACATCCTTCGCCCACCGATGTTCTGGCGCCCAAACAACCCCTCCCGAAAAGAGATCTGATACAGCATTAACACGCGCAATCTTATCTTGCCCTTTGCCAGGCGTGAACTCACCGACTGGGATCCCCATGCGCCTAAGTTCTTGATACAACGCCGCACCGTTTGATTTCTTTTCGACCATAAACGCATCTGGTTGCCACTCTTTATACTCTTCAAGTACAAGCTTTTTGAGTTCTGGAAACTCCAGCCTCTTTTTAATGGCGTTGAGAAGGATGATGTTGTAATTGTTAACCTCCTCATTGAAAAACACTCCCCACGTTGTGAGCGCGTTGTAGTCTGCACGGTTTGTTGCCTCCTGAGCCGCGTCTAGCGACATGATAGTAAATTCGCACTGTGGAGGCGTATCTTTATCCCATATCTTCCACCACTCCCTCTTAATAAGAGCACCTTCTTCTGATACTGGGTTTTGCATGTACTGGGCATTCCAGTACCTTATGTCAAGTGCGGCTTTCTTAGCTAGCAACTCTTCCACAGGCCAAAACTCGGGCCAAAGTGCCTCCCCATCGTCTTTAATTGCAGGAAACTGAATAACTTCCCAAGGATCTACATCTTCACTTCGTTCTGTCTGAGCAACAATTTGTCCAGTTAAGTCAAGTTTAGACCAACGGGTCATAACAACAATAATTGCACCACCTGGCATAAGACGCTGGAGAGGACCAGACTGGAACCACTCCCACGCAGGAAGAAATACATCGGGTCTTCCAGTCTTAGCTTCTTGCTCGGAATGTGGGTCGTCAATAATAAACAAGTCAGCCCCGCGACCAGCAAGGGCGCCACCGACACCAATTGCAAAGTATTCTCCTTGATAGTTAGTACCCCAACGTGAAGCAGACTTAGAGTCAGACTGCAGTTCTATTTCTGGGAATATGTCTTTATATAGTTCTGAACCAACGAGATTTCGTACTCGACGACCGAAATTAACAGCAAGGTCCGCTGTGTGCGAAGCCATGATAACTTTCTTGGCAGGAAATTTACCCAAGAACCACGCTGGTGCGAGATACGATATAAGCTCTGATTTGCCATGTCGTGGAGCAATGTTAACAATAACCCGCTTCTTTTTTCCATTAGCGATGTCTTCAAAGATTTGAGCAAGTTTAAGATGATGTGGTCCAACTTTATACCCTGGATAAACGTGTTTAACAAAGTCCAAGAAAGACATCTTTCCTATCTCTTGGGTCATAAAATTGTTATATTGCTCTAGTAAATCCTTAGCTTTTCGCTTGATTTTCTCTGGCGTTTTAGGGCTTTTAGCTATTTGTTGTAGTTTAAATAGCTGTTGTTGGGTAAGTTTGAGCGCTTCAGTCATTTTTCTTTTGTTTAACGACTTCTTTTGCCTCTACATCTATATATTTAGTCCCAACTTCATCCAAAAGGTCTAGCAATTCCCTCTGAACCTCTTCCATAGTCTGTACTTTGACTGTAACTTCGCTTCTTTTCTTAAATGCATCGACCCCATCTACCTCTCCAAGCGCTTTTAAAGCAGCAATACGGGTTTTAGCGTCATTAGATACCTGAATTTCTTGGATTAATCCGTTTACAACGTACATTTTGAGCTCAGATAACTCGTCTACGACAGATACGTTTAGCTGAGCAACCATGCCCGCCATCATAGCAATCGTTTCATTAGGGTATTTAGAGAAATCGGGCCTAACTGACGGATTTGAAACCATTTCTTTAGATAGTTTCTGTGCTTCTTGCGCGTTTTCTTTGT